CCTAAGTAGTCTTGAACAATGTCAAGCAACGTTAGGGATGTGGGGCTGGCCCTCCCGAATGGGCCATCAACACATACAGGGGTGTTCGCACTCATGTCCGAACTCACCTTGTGGTACAACCGAGACACTCTTAAGAGACCTCCTGTACCTAAGGATCTTGCGCCGTATGTTGACGGCACAAGGTACTTGTCGACGAAGCAGGTTCCCTCGAGCCTCCTTCTTCGTGTCGCGGGATCTCAGTCTGTTACCAAGAACCGCGATAACCTCCTTAGGGGTGGATTCACCCTGACGGAGATGTGCCGGGAATCTGATGAAATCAGAGACCTGACCGTCAGGCGGACTCTCGAAGGTATCGTTAGCCCGTCAGGCAGCCTCGCGGACATCCTGATGAAGTCAAGCGAGGTGGCAGACATGGCAAACCAAGGTGGTGGTGCCATGCTCGATTCATCCTCGGAGACGTCAGGCTCCGAGTCTGAGAATGTTCCGGAGTTTCTTGAGGAGAAACCCCGTAACGGAGTCCGGTTCCGAAAGGACAGTCGGTACCGGATCAAATATGACGACCCGTGGAAAATCCACGCTGGCCGCATACTGGGCGAAATCTTGGAGAAAACTCCAAGGACCGTCCTCTGGTCCGGAGACGGGATTCGTCTCCAGGACCCACTTCCCACAAGAGTCCTAGGACCGATGTGGACAGGTTCTGTGAAATCAAAGATTAGATTCTCACAGATCGCGGATATCGACGTGAAGATTCACGTCATATACGCTCACACTCACTGGGGCAAATGCCTGCGTGAGTTGTGCAACGACACAGGAGGAAAGTACACCTCCTGGGCCAGAACCCTCAGGAACCGTATTAACCGGTTCCTCAGGGGATCGACTGACCCTTGCATGAGCAAGAGCCAGATCGCAGCTATGTACACGTCTGTAGAGACGAGTACAAAAGCACGGTCTGAGAGATTCATTGAACTCTTGAAGACCGTCGACGGGATATTCACACAACGTTATTTGTGCTATCCCGAAGAGGTATGGACATGGCAAAGATTTGACATGTTCACCCTGGGTAACATCTCCTATTTGATAGGTGATGAGTTCCTAGATGGAGAAATGACGGAAGCCGCATTATCCATCTCAACTGCCTACTCGCAACTAAAAGCGAGCAGGAAGTGGTTCAAGGAGGCCTCGCATCGAGGACTACTTGAAAGCGCACTAGAGGGACCAGTACCGGTACCTCATTGGTGCAGGCAGTTCATCAACGTATGGCGTCGAGTGAACTGCTCGGTAGGAGCCAGAAAGACATATTTAATTGGCGTCCTATCTCAGACTAGAGGTTGCGGCACTCCGCCTCCTCTGGTCCTTCTTCAATCCAAGGTCAAGTTCTTAAGAACCATTGGAAAGAAGCCCCGGCCGGAGGCCCCCACTGCGAGGGCAATCCGACTGGCGACTCTTGACGAAGTGCTAGAATCACTTCCTCAGGAATCTTTCACTGGGCTCGCGACCAAAGCGCGAGTCACAGTGAGTACCTCCTCCTCGTGGGAAAAGACCCGCCGGGACGGAGGCACGATAGAGGCTGCGAGAGAGATTCTCGAGTCCCTACCGATCGGTGAAGGGGTCCCTGTCCGGGACCTCTCCACAGGACGGATCGAGTGCTACAAAGATAAGTCAGCATTCGATTCGACTGGGGAGGTGATATTCTGGCTATCGCTAGATCACGTCCTCCGAACACCACCGGACCTGCTTAAGCAGGCCTTTCTCACGGTGGTGAAGGAGCCAGGTAAGGCAAGAAGCGTTACCAAGGCCCGTGCTTGTCTCAAGATCGTTCTCGATCTTGTTAACAAGATCGTTGCGGTCCCCATGGAAAAGGGGATACGCAGCAGTTCTTCCGGGATGGGTAAATCCAATCACGGATGGAATCTCTTCTGTCGTCTAATGTCAGACGAAGTAAGAGACATGGTTTTCTCACTCGATTCACGAGAGGAAAACCCGTATGAAGGTTACATCGAGAGGATGGACACCTTCAAGAACCTCTACATGGTCTCGACCGACTATGAGGAGGCAACTGATCAATTGACACATGAAGTGGCAAGAGATCTAGGACAGGCGTGGATGCGCAAGTGCGGCATCCCACGTCTGCTCCGGGCCATTGTATGTAAAACATGCTTTGAGCCCAGAAATGTCTTCTTCTACGCTACAGGCGTATTAAAAGGCATCGGCATCGAGCGGCCCGACATGGGGCTGAATGTCAACTCGGTGCTTCTTGAGCAAGGGGTTCTAATGGGAGACCCCTTGACCAAGGTCGTGCTCCACCTGACTAACGTGGTGGCACGACATGCAGGAGCACGGATCTACGATCCGGACTTCTACACTAAGTTCTCGAACGGCTCAGAAGCATTCGAGACCCTACGAAGTGCAACCAGACCTTCCGGTCCTTAGCACTACAGTATCCCACCTCAGGACAACCTGGGGTGGGTTGCAACGCA